GTATATTGTCCTTCCTTCCCATTTTAATAAATATTGTAGATCATTGACTGATTCAACGGTTGTAACTGCTATTGCACTTACAAGACCGCTATCAACAATGTTATTTAGTAATATTGTTACCCATGATCTAATCGCTAGATCAGCCTCAATGCGATTCTTAATTTCATTGTTTAAATCATCCCACAAATCCTGAGTTGCAGACCTCGCAAATGCCCACAATAGAGTAATCTGAACCCATATTTCTTGCAGCTTCCACCAAACCCAATCAAAGTCTTTATTAACTGATTCTGGTCTAAACGAATTATTGTAAGATTGATAATCTGCGGAACGTGAAAGTGCTGTATTACGCTGAATTACAATCAACACACCATTTAGCGGTGCTGTAGTAAATACCACAGTACCGCTAATCAATGACCACTCATTTGGTGGTGATTCAACATCATTTTTAGTAACAACCAAATGATCTTTACTTTCGCAATCAAAGCCCAATGCAAAGCTTGTTGCTATACCATTTGCGGTGTACTCAATGTATGGCGTTTGCTCTTGAACTGCCATAGTCGCCCCCTAATGTTCGAAATCTAATGTTCGAAATCTAAGGTAGCTTCGATAACGCCACCATTTGTTCTCCAATTAGGGCTTTCATTCGCTTCGTTTTGTCTGTGTATTTTGCCGACACGTTCTGGTAAGTCCGTAACAGCACATGCAAGTGAGTCAAGATGATCATCTTCTTGATCTTATAGTGCTGGGTTGAACCGCTGCATTTGCTTGTATTGTTTTGATGTATTTTCACCGTCTTCTGTGTCAATTACAGATACATGTACCCATAACATGCCAGACACTAATGGCCCTTCTAAGCCCTCAAGAATGCGCTTATTCTTAGACTGTGTTGAATGCTGCTCTGTAATACCGCAACGAATTCGACGTCTCTTTAATGCACCTTTTAACGCTGCAGGTGCAAAGTTACCAATTCCGTTTGTCTCAATTGTGATTTTAGGAATATTAAATTCTTCGATAAGGTCGCATAGCTGCCAAACTTGACCGCCAATGATATTACCCTGTTCATCTGTCTTCACGACCTCTCCAGTTAGTTCTATAGATCGATGCCAATATTTATTACCAAGATCATCATGTAAAACTAACTCAACTGCGGAAACGTCTGACTTGGTTTTTCCTGAGCTTGGATCCCATGAACAAGTAATACCAACTATTTGACGTTCGCCAAGCGTCATGCGCCATACGCCGTTAGCACGTGTTAGTAAAGGCTCACAGTCATACGGGATCATTTTATCTGGGTTCAATCTCACATCCCCCACAGGCTTAGCATGTAACTGATATTGAGAATCCCATTCATTGAGCGTTCGACATTTACGGCGTCGCTTCTGCATCTCTTTAGGCGTGAATCGTTCAGGCCAAAGAGCTTCACAGTAGATATCAATTAAAGAATGTGACTCATCAAATGTGATGAAGTAACCAGAACCTTGTTTTGCTACTTGATAGTCTTGGCCTTCAATTAAAAGTTTTGATCTGCGGCCAATGCCGCTAAAAATATATACAGGCTTGAAATCAACTACCGCTTGAATGACTTGTTCAAAGCGTTTTTCTTTTTCAAACATGCGAAAAATAAGACACTTGGCATCTGGGTTGAGCATAATTTCAGAATAGAGCGAATCATGAGTATGTGGTGTTCCTACATACAGCTCTTGCCCACCAGGTATTAAAATAAAAGTTTGTTCGCCTAATCGCTTCATGTCTTGTATCGTGAAAGTGAAGATCTTCCAAGCCGATTTTGGCTTTTGTTCTCTCAAACTGCAATCGGAAGGCATTCTCTATCATTGGAATGAGTCGATCATCATTATGAGAGATCAAGGATAAAAGCTCTCTCGCCTGCTTGGTTAATGGCACATCCCTGCTCTCACCATTTTTCGTATCTTCCAGATGTATATGATCTGAGAAAATGTGCTTTTTACGGATCGCTAAAATCTCACCACGACGCATAGCCGTTTCCATGGCAAATAAGAAAGCCCAAGCAACATATTGACTGCTAGTTTTTGGTTTCTGTCCAATCTCATATTTTAATTCAGCAATAATCTTTTCAATTTCAGACTGAAGAATACGTCTATTGCGTGACTTTGGCTTTTTAGGTTTCTTTAAGCCGAAGAACGGATTTTCATTAAGTAAAAACAATTCTTTCTGAGCAAAGGTAAATATGGCACTGTAGAGTGAAATTTCCTTTAATACGGTGCCGTCTGATACTTCACTTTGTCTTTTGTTGCGCCAGTGCGTTAGATCCTGCGCTGTAATCTTGGTGATGTCCTTTGATGCCAATCCACTGAAACGCTTTTCAAATGAATCCAGCTGCTCACGGATGTATTTTTTTGATTTGGTATCTCGGCCATGTGACTTGTAGTAAAGATTAAATAAGTCATGAAATGTGGTGACTGTTTTTTTCTTTGCTTCAATTTCTTCTTTTGGCGTTGAGTTGGCTTCGATGAGTTTATTCATTGCCCAATGTAGGCACTCTTGCTCTGTGTCTCTTGTGCAATACTCTCGTTTGCCATGGACCATGATCGATACAGACCAACTACTTCCACGCTGTCTAGGTTTTGGTAATTTCATATGTACTCACCATCTTTGTAAAGTTATGTAAAAATTGAGCGCAACGTTTTATTTAAAGCGTTCTGACCCAGTTTTTGACACAAATCCTGACACAAACCGAGCTTTATTAGCAGAATTAAATGCAGCAACTAAAGCAAGCGAAGCAAACGAAAGGCATTAAAAAAGGCTTATAAGCTACTGTTTTCGCTTATAAACCTTTGATAAATATATGGTAGGCATATCCAGACTCGAACTGGAGACCTCTACGATGTCAATATCAAGCTATGACTTGATATAAACCATTGGAATATAACAATTTGATAGGTTATTTTTGAGCTTTTTTTGGTCAATTTTTTACCCAACTAGCCCCAATAAAATCAATAATTTAGCACTTCATTTCTCTACAACTTTTTAAGCCTTTTCCCTGAAATGCTTAATAGTAAATTTATCTTATATGTCACTTTGGCAGAGCTATAACGCACCTATAAAAAACCGCCCTTTCAGGCGGTTATTTTTACTTGATTAGGCTGTACCTTT